TGATGCCCGCCGTGAGTTGATTAGCTGTCGGCGAACTTCAGGCCAGTGACCATCGCGCACTTGCCATAGTCTTCAACGACATAAGCGTCATTGATGGACTGGTAGGTGGCGATGCGGTTGTATTCCGGTTCGTCTTTCATCAGACGATGCATTGAACCTTTCTGCCAGTAAATCGACAGGTTGTTGAACGAGGTGATCAGCATCGTTGAATCCGGGAAGAACGGCGCAAGGAACACGCCCAGCCCGCCAATGGTGCGCGATGACAGAATGAGCTGCCCGGCAAGTAATTCCGCATTGGGATTCTGGCCGCTGATGCTGTTCAGTACGGGCAGACGCAGCGAGTTAAACAGGTTGCGCCCCATAATCACCACAAGGTCGTCAGCTTCCTTGTGCCATTCATCCAGCAGGGATGAGCGTGCGTCCTGTACCAGTGCATCAGCGTTCGCATACTTACCCGCGTGCGCCACGGTGTTGTCCATGTTGCGGGAGGTCAGCGTCACGTCATTCATAACGCGCTCGCTGGCGTCGGTTCTGATGTGCTCCAGCCAGCCCACGTTAACGTCCTGAAGCAGCTGGTTGGTGCTGAAGTTGGACTCATCCGCGTGAGACGTGCCGTTGAAACCGATCATGATGCGGTCAAGTGCCACCTGCCGGGCAATCTGTGCGCTGATGCGGGACTGAAAATCAGGGTGTGCCGCCCAGGCATCAAGCTGCGGATATGAAATAAACGTGTCGTAGTTCACCTGTTCGCACTGGTATTTGCGGTTTTTCAGATCAACCACGTTATTCGGGTTACGGCGTTTTGTGCCGTCATAACTGGTATTCGTGCGTGCAATTGGCCCGGTGGTGTCCAGGAGGATTTTTTCGCCTTTCTGGTTGGTCACTCCGATCACGTTAATTCTTTTTGTAAATTCGGTGCTTTCCTTTGAGGCGTTTTCAAAACGCTGCTGCACCGAGGGGTCTACGGTAAATCGCGATACCAGTGCGGAAACCGGGATATTATTAAGCGACGCCTGCTGCGCCATATAGCAACCCAGCTTGTTGCGGGTAATATCTGACATCACCAGATTCATAAAAAATTTGCTCCTTTGTCTTATCAGAAGTCAGCCAGCTGGTCGGAGGCTGCGCCCGTTGCGGTGAACCGGTTCTGCGGATCGCCGTCCTGCGTGCGCAGTTTTTCCTTCAGTGCTGCCAGCTCTGTGGTCAGTAAAGTGATTTTCTGGCTGTCCTGCTGATGGCGGGTTTCCAGCACATTAAAACGGTCGATAATGTCGGCCTGTGACGTTGCGACACCTTCCACCGCTTCCTGAATACGGGAGAAACTGGCGTCATCCGCTTTGCGGCCACGGCCAATAATCCCCATAACGCGGTTAAACCACTGGGTACCTTCTTCCTGACGTTGTTCGGTGAGTTCGATAAGTTCTGACTCCATAGCGGCGGTAAACATCGCCACGTCTCCCTGCTGACAGTTGAATGTCATCAGTTGCATACGTTGTTGTGCCGCAAAGGCCAGACGTTCCGTGCCCAGGCTGGCGGGGGTGTCGGTCATTGCCAGCCCGCGCAGGTAAGGGCCTCCCGTGATGGTTGACTGTGGCTCCAGCTCAATACTGGAGTAAATTTTTTTACCATCGTTAAGCAGGGACATCATGCGAGCGGTCGGCTCAATTTCGGCATACAGTGCCGTGCGACCTGCCAGCGGGCCATCGGTTATGTCTTCGGTGCTCAACCCCACAACATCGCCCATAGCGGAAAACTCGCTACCGGGGAGTGGTGACAGGATGTGCTCAATATTCACACGTGCACCATAAACGGACGGGTTATAACTGGTGGCGGCAGCTTTCAGCATGTCGCCGTTGATTTCGCGCCCGTCTGCCGTTACACCGGAGACAGCCACGCGAAACTTTTTGCGGGTTGTTGATTTTTCATTAGCCATAGTTTTTGCCCCTCTGACTGGTCCTTCAGTCATGATGGCAAAGCGTAACAGGCTGATACAAAGGGCTTTTGTTGTAAGAAAACGGCCAGAACAGGGGGTTAAGGAGAACGGTTTCGCGCGCGGGTAATCTTCCTGTAATTACTCAGGGGGAGCAATGATTCAGGACGCTTTTGTGCGCCAGCGTGCGCGACAACTTTACTGGCAGGGTTACCCGCCCGCAGAAATATCACGTCTGATGGGAATAAACCCGAACACGATTTATGCGTGGAAAAAACGCGACCAGTGGGATGAAACGCCACCCGTGCAGCGTGTCACGCAGTCCATCGATGCGCGCCTTATCCAGCTTACTGAAAAACAGAATAAAACAGGTGGTGACTTCAAGGAAATAGACCTGCTGACCCGGCAGCTTAAAAAACTGCATGATGGCCAGCCGGATGCGAAGGCCACAGGAAAGAAAGGCCGGGCGAAAAAACTTAAAAATCATTTCACGCCGGAACAGATTGCCGCACTGCGGGAAAAAATTACCAGCAGGCTGGCCGGACATCAGCGCAAATGGTTTGAGGCTATCGGTGCCTGTGAGCGTGCCGGAGTTACTGACAGGATGATTCTGAAATCCCGACAGATTGGGGCGACCTGGTATTTTGCACAGGAAGCACTGCTGATGGCGTTACGTGACGATGTGGCACAACCTTACCAGCGTAACCAGATTTTTTTGTCAGCGTCGCGTCGTCAGGCGTTCCAGTTTAAAAACATCATTCAGAAGGCTGCATCTGAAGTTGATGTGGAGCTGAAAGGGGGCGATAAAATTATCCTCTCCAACGGCGCAGAGATGCATTTTCTCGGCACTTCTGCGGCCACCGCGCAATCGTACACGGGGAATCTGTATTTTGATGAGTTTTTCTGGACGGGGCGTTTCACAGAGCTGCGCAAGGTGGCCGCTGCTATGGCAACGCTAGATGGTTTGCGGTGTACCTATTTTTCCACGCCATCAAGTGAAACACATGAGGCGTATGCATACTGGAATGGTGATCGCTGGAATGAAGGGCTTCGTGCTCATAAACGTCAGCATTTTGATGTGAGCTGGAATGCACTTCATAACGGCCTTATCTGCCCTGACTACATCTGGCGGCAAATTGTGACGCTGGAAGATGTTGTCAATCAGGGATGGACGTTAACCAGCATTGACAAAATCCGACGCAATAACACTGAAGACGAGTTCCGCAATCTCTATATGTGTGAATTTGTTCGCGAAGGGGAATCGGCATTTAACCTGAATATCCTGATTGGCTGCGGCGTTGACGGATACGACGACTGGAAAGACTGGAAGCCGTTTGCTCCCCGCCCGATGGGGAATCGTCCGGTATGGATTGGATATGACGCAAACGGCAGCAGTGGAAACGGCGACAGCGGCGCAGTGTCCGTGGTGGTTCCTCCGGCTGTTCCTGGTGGCCGTTTTCGAACGGTGGAGACGCGACGCGTTCAGGGGCTGGAATTTGAAGAACAGGCCAGAGTCATTGAAGAGTTCACGTATCGCTACAACGTGGAACACATCGGCATTGATGTGACGGGCGGGAACGGGGAGGCTGTTTATCAGATAGTGAAACGGTTTTTCCCTGCGGTTATCCCGTACACCTTCACGCTGTCATCAAAACGGTCGCTGGTACTGAAAATGCTGCAAATAATGCGTGCCGGACGGTGGGAATACGATCGCGCTGAACGTGAGCTGGTTGCGGCCTTTAACGCCGTGCGTAAGGTAAAAACGGCGGGTGGTTTCATTACTTACGAAACGGACCGTGCTAGGGGGATCAGCCACGGCGACCTTGCGTGGGCAACCATGCTTGCAGTCATTAACGAACCGATTGGCGGCGAAGGAGAAAACGAGCGTTTCACGGTTATGGAGTTCTGATGAGCAGAAAAAATAAAAAAGTGCGCATGAGTTCACGCATTGATCTCGCTGATGCGCTCAGGAAAGAATCGTCGCTCAGTGCATTCACATTTGATGGTCCTTATCGCCTGACCGGGCATGACCTGCTGGACAATATGTACTGTGCTGATAACGGGCGGTGGTATGAAACCCCGGTGGACTGGTACGGTCTGGCAAGAGCTGCCCGGCAAACGTCCTGGCATCAGTCTGCGCTTTACTTTAAGCGCAATGTATTACTCGGTTGCTACATCCCGCACCCGTTGCTTTCCCGGCAGGATTTCTCGGCGCTGGCGCTGGACTGGTTTGTGTTCGGTAATGCATTCCTTGAGCTTCGAAGCAATATGCTCGGCGAACCGCTTAAATTACGGCACGCCCTGGCGAAATACATGCGACGCGGAAGCGATCTTGAATCATGGTGGTATGTGCAGGATGGTAAGGACGCGTTTCAGTTTCGCCCTGGTAAAGTGTGCCACCTGATGAATCCTGACATTAACCAGGAAATCTACGGCATGCCGGAATATCTCGGCGCATTACTCTCGGCCAGCCTGTCTCATTCGGCGGACATGTTCAGAAAACTGTATTACGACAACGGATCCCACGCCGGGTGCATCATCTACATCGGTGCAGCGCAGGTAAACCGCGAAAGCATGGACTCCCTGAAAGAAACGCTACAGGGTGCACGTGGTGGTGGTGCGTTTAAAAACGTGCTCATTCATGCGCCCAACGGGGGCAAAGAGGGGGTGCAAATTTTGCCGTTCCAGCAGATCACCGCAAAGGATGAGTTCATGAATGTTAAGGCGGCATCCCGTGATGATGTGCTGGCTGCGCACCGCGTTCCGCCGCAACTGATGGGGGCGATGCCGGGTGAAAAAAGTGCGTTTGGTGATGTGGAGAAGGCCGCGCGGGTTTACGCAATTAACGAGCTGATGCCCGTCATGGAGGCCATGAAGCACATCAATGACTGGCTGGGCGAAGAGGTGATCCGCTTTAACCCTTACGCACTGTTAGACACCCAGCCCACAGCCTGACGCGCTTCGCTTGTCTGCTGCTTCGCCGGGGCATAAAAAATTTATGCCCCGACTCTCCAGCTCCTGTATCAGTCAGATAATTTCACGACGCCTTCCAGTTTATCGCCACCATCGACGGTCAGACTCTTACGCAATCCCACCGCGTTGACTGTATGTTCTCGCCGCCTCAGTGCGATTTTGACGGCCTTACCTAATCAAAAACCCTTACGTCTTTTTCACGCTCAGCGTGAGAAATACAGCCATTCTGTTGTGTCGCTGCGACATCGCTCAGGGAATGCTATTTACCCCCTGAAACGCGGGCTGTTCCCCCGTCACCTGCGCGCAGAAAAAACGCGTTTTTTTGTGCACGCACGGATCCTTGACGGATCCAGCCACCACGCGGGCCGGAAGGGTAAAAAGTCGTTCAAAAAAATTGTGCAAATTTGTGCACTATTGTGCATTGAAATAAACGCCCTGGAGGAGGGCGTTTTGCTCATCTATTTATAGCCTTGCCCCTTACTGGCCAGCGCCCTGATGTTGTGTTATTCGGGAAATAACGCCCGGATATTTCCGGCTATCTGACTGGTTATCTGTGCGGTGGGCGCTGGCTGTAACATGTGGCGTTCTGCCCTGGTTTGTGTCACTGATAACGCCTCATCATCAGCCCATGCAGACAGTCGGTAAGCCTCTGCCGGATTCATTTTCAGAAGTGCCAGCCCGGCCAGAAAAGCCACGCGTTGGCCGCTTTTGCGGGCTTCTGGTGTAAGGCTGTCCAGCCAGTCGCATGCTTTGCCTTCGTTCTTGACGGCGGCTGGCTTCAGATAGAAACTTATTCTTCTGGTTAATGTCGCCATGGAGGGTTACTCCTTATCCATAGCGTACAGACCGTTAACCAGAGCAAACTGTGGCACCCCGTCTGTGATGAAATTCGCATTGACTCCATAGACTTCATGGACTGCGGGTGCCACAATCTCCGCTCCTCCACCGACAACCAGCACCCGCCCGTAACCCGAAAAGCCCGCGAGTGCGCGGATCACGCGTTGTTTTAGTGTCTCCTCCTTTTCACGAATAACTGCCATCAGGCTGTTGTAATGCGCGTCATTGTGGATGTGCCGGCGCAGCCAGGCTTCATCGTGACGATGTTCAATAACGGTACTGGCGACGTGGTGACTGGTACGCATGCCGTTGGCGGCCATCACCGACAACACGGCATCGGTCATCAGGGAAACGCCCACATGTGGATCGCAAAATACCTGGCTGATGCCTGCCAGTTGCCCCTGAACCTTTGCCACATCCAGCGTTGTTCCGCCTAAATCCACAATCAGCAGGGATTCAAACGGACTCATGTCAGCCAGTGCCTTAAAGCCAGCCGGAATGGATTCAGGCATAACCCGCACGTTACGGATAGTGAATGCTTCACCGTTCTGGTACTCCACAGGGCGCAGGACATTCGCTTTTTTGCGGTTGATGTTGGCCATGTCCGGCTGTGCGTTTGTATCGAAATACTCGCTCAGTGGCAGAGTGACAACCACGTCCACTTCCTGTGGTGTGATACCTGATTTGACCAGCGCGTGATGAATGGCAATGACATTCACATCGCTGTACTGGTATTGCGTGTCGGTCGTCTGGACAAAGCGATCGCTGACCGGATCAAAACCATAGCGCACGCCATCAAGCATGTAGTTCGCGGGCTGCGTGCCACCGAACGGCGCAGACCATTCCGACTTGAAGCTGTTCGGGCTGATGGCGTTGCGGCGTTCGCCGTTCTCAGTCCATGCCAGCTTGATGTTGGTGGAGCCGTCGTCGATGCAAATTTTCATGTCGATTTTCCTTATGTTGATTAATTAATCGTTTACGGGATTCTGAAATCCCGCTTTTGCCTGTTTTGTGCGCGTTTCATATATCGCGGCGTGTTTTTCGCTCATTTACGGGATTTGTGAATCCCGTTTCTGTCTGTTTTTTGTTTTCGCTGGTCAGGCCACCGCAGCAGGTCTGCTTTGCGGCGGGCGCGTTCAGTTGTTTCACTGATTCTCTGTGCGTGCTCTGCGTCACGGATGGTGCGCAGCATGTCAGAAAGCACGGTAACGGGTGTTTTCATGGTGTTCTGGTCCTGCTGAATTGTGGATGCCAGGCGTGCGGCGGCTTCTGGGTCTGATGCCCCGAGCTGTTTCTGATAGCTGGAAACCGGGTTATGGCGGATTTCCGTGCTGTTTACGCCGTGATTACGGCTCAGGCGCTGCCAGAGTTGTGTGATTCGGCTGTCCGGTCGGGTATCCGGTTTACGTACAATTTCAAATCCCTGCGGTGCAATGATGCTGCCGTCAACGTACAGACTGCCGCCCCGTAACAGGTGCTGCATCTGTTGTTCACCGATATGTAGGCCGAGAGATTCGGCAGACTCCCGCCATTCTTTAGCGAGTAACTCGTGGTTATCAGGCAAAGGCCGCGGCTGTTTGCGGCTCTGTGTCCAGTTCTGCATTTCATCACTGTTGTTTTTTGCCTGTTTGTCACGCAGCGAACGCATCAGCGCCCGGCTTTCGTGCCGTTTCAGTGAGCGCATCCATTCATCCACATCAACGCCGTCAGGAAGCTGCGGCCACGGTGCTGGCCGTTCTTCCGGCTGTTCTGTCCCGTTGTTGTCCGTTTCCTGTACACGGGGACAGTTATTGCCACGAGTCCAAGGGGCGGCAGGGCCGCCCTGAAGGTCAAAACCATTTTCGCGGGCGCTGTCTTCCGCTTCCGGTTTACGTCTTACCAGCTTCCAGTTATCCGGGTGCGTGCACACGCGGGAAGATTCCCCGATTTGTGGCGACCAGATCCCGTAAATCTGTACGCTTTGCTCGCCGTAATCGTTCAGCTCTTCTGCGAGGTCGTAGGCGGTGCGAATCAGGTAATCCTTGCGTGGAACAAGTACGCCACCCTGTTTCTCAATGTAGGTGGCAAAACACCCGGCATCAGCGGCAGCGAGTACCGCATCCATTGCGTCATTTTCCAGACGTTGTGGACCTTCCGGGTTGCGGGCCATCTGACTGGCAAGGCGGCGGAGTTCACGCCATACCTGACGGGAGGGGATACCAAAGAACTGGAACTGGCGGACGCGGTGAAGGCGCGCCCAGCCGATGGCGCGTTCCACGCTCTCGGCCATTGATTTTCCGGTTTCGTGATCAACGCGTGGCTTGCCTGTTTTCGGGTCAATGCCATCCACGGCGCGGCTGTCCAGGTTCTTTCCGATGTAGGTGGCGATGTAGCTGGTCGGCGTACCTTTCGAACCGTCGACGTACTCTGCCTTAAAGCGCGGAGTTATGTCATTGCCCAGCTCGTGGCGGTCTTCGCGAATGGCAATATCACGGGTGATGTCCACGATGCTGTCGATTTCTTCAGGATGTGCAAAGACCATCATGTGCCAGTGCACGGTGCCGTCATGGTGTGGCTCCACCGTGCGGATGCCATACCAGCGCAGGCCGTCGCGATTCAGTTTTTTGCGGACCGCCTTAAAAAAAGTGTTAACCAGGTAATCACTGGAATCGCGCATGGTGGCGCCGTTCCATTTGGGATTCGGATGACCGTTCTCTGTTGTAGCGTGGTATTTTGACGGGCAGGTGACAGTCAGAAACACCGCTCTGTCGCCACGGGCTTCGGCCAGAAGTTCCAGTCCCTTCATGGTGGCCATCATTTCTGCCTTACGGTGGACCGGGTTACTTACTCCCGCGTAATACACTGTCTCGAGATCAATCGTGAACCCGTCTTCATTTTCCAGCATGAAACTTTTCAGGAAATCGCGTGTTTTCTCGCGCTGTGCGCGAAATTCACTTAATGCGTCCTGACTCAGATAGGGTGATGTTTTTCTGGAAACCAGACAGGCAGCGCGGAGTTGTTCCTCTCTCCATTCGCAACGTAAAAGCCACAATTTGCGTTTCCACCAGTCCGCACAGGTCAGGCGGAGGATTGCACTCGGCAGCAGCTCCGTGTCCGGTTCGTTCTTCCGGTCTTTGTCTGTTGTCAGTGCGTCATAATGCGGCGGCACTGTGTGCAGATGTAACGCCATGCGGGCCAGCATCTGATACGCCTTCAGCGTTATATCCATGGTCAGCTCGCCATCGGTCGCGCCAAAGTCATCGCAGAGTTTTTCGAAGGTGCTGCTGAACATCGCCGCTGTCATGACGGCCAGCGTCTGTATCTGGTGTTTGTTGAGCTGCGGCAGGTAAAGTAAATCATCCAGGCGTTCACGCCCGGCAAGGGAGCGATAACCCGGTGTCAGCCAGCGTCTGTCGGTGCGCTCCAGACGTTCGAATATTTTGCGCAGGGTTCCGCGCGCGTAGCGTTCAGCCTGCCAGCTCTTTTTGCCTTTCTGACGATCGGATTCCTGTTTTTTGCGCAGGAAAGAGAGATGGCGGATAAGCGGATCACGCAGATAGGACGGCAGCAGACGTAGTGCGGCAATTGCTTCATCCACCGCGCCGCGTGCCTGTTTTCTGGCTTCTCTTGCCAGTGTGATGGCTTTGTCCTGTTTTTCCTGTGCGTCCAGGCTTTTATTAATCAGATTGCCCAGCGGTGCGGCAGAGAACGCCGCATCAGCCATTTCCTGGCGGCGCTCGTTCTCTGCCCGGTAGGCATCCAGCCAGGAAGAAAGAAGGGAGGGACGGACAGGCTCCCCCGTCCCCTCGCGACCGACTGCATGGCGTGGTTGTTGCCAGTCTCTGATGTACTCCGTTGCCACGCCGACTACTCCGCCTTGCCGCTCAGTGCATTGTGGCAGACGGTAGCCAGCCGCTGGATTTCCTGCATGGTGCTCTCTGTGCTGGCATAACGGTGTGTTATGCGAATGCTGTCAGCAATTACATCAGCAATCAGAGATGAAGTTCGCTGGTAAATACCCAGTACGGAAGGCGTGCCGCTTTCGATGCGGGAAAGTGTGTAATCATCCTGGCAGCTACCAACCATGTAGCGCCCGTCAATAACAATCTGGCCGTCCGGGAGCTGCTGTTCCGGCAGTGATTTCAGATACATTGCATAGCGGTCAAGAACGCGAATACCAAAATCGCGCTCGGTTTTCAGCAGGTAATCAAAAAAGTCTTCGGCGAGAATCATTGCGGCAATCCTCTTGTTGCAGATGTGCGAAGGCCTCCCGCCGCAAGGTGCAGGAAAGGCCCGGAACAGGAATTAACGGAGTTTGTTTTGCTGCCGGATGAGCTGCTGAAGACCGACGTGGTTTCCGGCAGCAGGAGGTGCTCATGCTCTGATTTCCCTCAGTAGCTGGTTGAACATCTGGGTTAGCGGGTTGCTACACCCAAACGGCATCGGGTTTACCTGATAAGAAAAGCGACCGCCTGTTTTGCGTTCTTTTCTTATGACTGAACCGCTGCGCCAGAGACGGCGTAACTCCGCATTAATGGCTGTGGTTGGGGTATTCAGTGCTGCGGCGATTTCTCCACCGCTACACCCCGGATTGGCGGCGATATAGTCCAGAATGGTCATCTGCGTGACTCCTGTACCTGTCTGATAAGATTCACCTGCACCACGTTGGTGGCGCAGAAGTAAGTGCCGTCAGTGAGATAGATGTGATGTGCATCCTTTTCTGAACGGTGTTTGTCGATTGTGGTAATCAGGCGTTCGTCAACTTCGTATTCACGTCCTCTGGAGGTGAAACGAACGACAGGAAAATGCTTAATTGCCATTACGCCTCCTTGGTGTGTGCGAATACCTCCGCGAATGCGGATTGTTTTCACATTTTCTTATTTAACCTGGAGTCTTATTTGCGCAGTTATTCTTCAGTGAAAAAGCGTTCAATCTTTTTTACTGAATTAATAATTCGCATAATCCCAATAGCGCAGGCCACCGAAATAATCAGAACAAGCCATGAGATAAATATACTCATGCAATATTTCCCAGTTTATATGGCTCAATATGGTCCCCGTTTTCTGCGGCGCAGACGAGTACGGAAAGCTCGTCGAGCGCGTCCGGGTCGTCAACGTAAAAAGCCGTGTCGTATATACTCTTGATAGCTCTGGTCAATGACTCTCGGGCTGCGCGTTCAGCATGAGCGCCTGATGCGTTTAAGCGAAAATGAAAGCGCTCAAGTGCTTTATTGACGAGAGTTTTATATTCTTTATCCATCGCAACGCCCTTTAATCTGCCTTCTGAATTTCAGCTTCTGAATCCATGCAGATAATTTCGAGATAGGGTTTATCGCCATTAACCTGACGTGCTTTTTCAGCTTCTCTAATAATTTCGCATACGGGTTGATATGGAATCTCTACGGTCAGGCGTGTGCCGTTCAGATAAATGTAAGTGGCCGTGCTTTTATCTACCGAAACCACTCCATCAATAGCTGATGCGCGCAACAACAGCTCACCGCGAAAATCAATAAAGCGGATAAATACACCCTGAGCATGGTCTTTGGTCATAAAGCACCTGTTATAAATCAGCCTGTTTAATGAAATTCTGTCCACGCAGCAGACGATCAACCGTGCGCAGAGCTTCGTACAACGTGAAATCCTGTCCAAACTGATTGTCGCCGTTGCTCAGAGCAAAAATGCGGTTTCCGGTAAATGGGTTGCGTTGGCATCTGTGAACCACGATTCCAGCTTTCTCAATCAGCCAGGTGTGTTCACCAATTTGTTTTACGGGATGGCCATCAGGTGTAGCGTGTGTTTCGCTCAGGCTGTAGCGAGTGTTGCTACGTGATGTACTGATAGCGAAACGGTTAGCGTGGCGTTCTACGCCATTACGAAATTTGGAGTATGGAATATTAGTGTTTTTTTTCATGATGATGCTCTGTTCATTGTTTTAGCTGTTAGCCAAAGCGTCTTTTAACATCGCCACAAGGTTTACTTCAGGCTTTTCCATTTTGGCGCGTTTGGGTCGGATAATAATTCGACCGTCAGCCAACATCTTTTTGCATGTATTAAGAGGGATACCTGTTATCTCTGCATATTTCTGCAGGGATACATAGGGGGCATTCACATTGATATTGATGGTTATACCTGACATCCCATTAGCCTCCTGATCAGGAAGATTTGTTTTGTTCTTTCTGGGTTAGCTCTAGGCCGCGAAGGAAGATCATGCGCGCCATGTTAGAGGATGAGCGTTGTTCTTTAGCTGCCATTTCATCAATGACGGCTCGCTCCTCGAGGGACAGCCGAAGTGCCAGTCTTGGACCTGTGGCGGTGTTACGCGGAATGCGTGATCTGGTATCGTGAAGAACTTGTTTCATAGTGATATATTGTGATCATCTAATAGCTCGTGAAATCATTTTGGTATCAAAAAAGATACCTGTCAAGGTTTTTGTATGAAAAATGATATTGGTCAGAGGTTGCGTGAGGAAAGGGAAAGATTGGGACTTAGTCAAGTTGCTATGAGCGACATTGGTGGAGTCAAAAAGCTAACTCAGCTTAGATATGAGAAAGGAGATAGCTTTCCTGATGCTGCGTATTTGGCAGCGCTGTCTCGTTTTGGTCTTGATGTTCAGTATGTTGTGTTGGGAATTCACTCACCTGAAACTTATAACGATGATGAGCAGGAGTTGATTACTCGCTTTCGAGCAGCTTCGTTAGATGTGAAAAACGCGGTGATCGGGGCTTTAAAAGGTGCGGCCAGTGAAAAGGAAACTCAGCCATCAGGACGTGAGTTAAATATTTCTGGCGGTAATAACCGTATCGCTGGGCGTGACTATAACGAAACTAAGGGTAGGTGATAGTAGGGAGGTGACATGGCCGTCAACTCAAACGGTTCAAACAATCGCGTTGCTGGGCGTGATTTTCACGAAAAGAATATTCAGATAGGGCGATATGATGGTTCTCATACCGTCAATATCGCAATCCCTTCGAATAATGATGATGACGATCGCCCTTTGCTTAAGGCTCAGCGTAAGGAGCTAAATAGCTTGGTTGCTGCTATTGCAGAAGCTAGCAATACTGAAGCGTTTATTATTTGGCAAAAAGTACATGCGGAGATTGGTGTAGCTGGTATTGATGATATGACAGTAAATCAATATAAAACAGCGGAGAGTTTTCTGCATGCAATGCTTGAGCGATGTAAAGATCATGATGCCTGTAAGGCTCTTGTAAGTTTATTACTACGTAACAGTGAAGACTGTGGACTTCGACAAAAACTTCTGCGGTATTGCCATATCAATTTCGGTACAGGACGTTTAAACGATCTTACTCGTTCTCAGTTGCAGTCTGCATTGTCGTGGTTAGAGCAACAATCGGTATCAAGCAACACAGAGAATTCGACCTTACCAGAAGTCCGACTTCGTGCTTCAGAATTAATCCGACTTTATCCAAAAGAAATAATATTCTTTATCTGCGTAGGGGGGGTGGTAGGTGGTGCCATTTCTAGGATGTTTTTTAATTTGTAATCTTACTTGAGCTAAATTGAGGTAATGGTATGAAAGTAAAAAATGTTCAACTATTAGTTACTTTTTTATCTATGTTTTCTTTTTCTGCCGTCGCAATGCCTTTTAAAAATATTGAACGTGAGAGTTTCAATGGGGTATGGCCATTTAATACTGATGAGGTTCAGTTACAGTGTCTAGATGGTAATCCTTATGTGATGAATTTTGACGATAATAAGTTATATGCGCTTACAGGTTTGGCTCGAATAAAAGGTAAAACATTTGGTGCGTTACCGTTAGATAACAATAATCCATTTTGGCTGGATAATGATGCCGCCCCAGGGTTAAAAAAGAATCTGGGAGATGTCACTAAGGCTGCATTTGATTTATGTGATAAGTAACTAAAATGTCGGTTCGTAAGATTCCATCAGGTAAATGGCTTTGCGAATGTTATCCTTACGGGGCATCGGGAAAACGTATTCGTAAACAGTTTGCGACAAAAAGTGAGGCGCTCTCTTATGAGCGCCGTTTAATGAATAGTAGAGTTGGAGACGAGTTTCAAGATGGTTCTGGTCCTCGTCTTTCTGAGTTGGTTGCTCGTTGGTTTGAGATGTACGGTAAAACCTTGTCCTCTGGTGCAGAGCGCAAAGTCAAACTTGAGTCTATTTGTTCCAGGCTGGGAGATCCATTTGCTTCTCAGTTTGACAAAAATATGTTTGCTACTTATCGGGAAAGGAGGTTATCAGGAGAATGGAATCCCAAGGGGAAGAAAAAACTTAGTGAAGCAACCGTTAATCGCGAGCAGTCATATCTACATGCTGTTTTTGCCGAACTGAAGCGCCTTGGGGAGTGGTCTGGTGAAAACCCCCTGACTGGCATTCGCAAGTTTCGTGAGGAAGAAAAGGAATTGGCGTTTCTGTATGTAGATGAGATTGAACGCCTTCTGATTGCGTGTGATGAGTCACGGAATAAAGATTTGGGGGTTGTTGTCCGTATTGGGCTTGCGACTGGTGCTCGGTGGAGTGAAGCTGAAGGATTAAAGCAATCTCAAGTGCTGCCCGGTCGAATCACATTTGTTAAAACTAAAGGAAAGAAGAACCGCACTGTACCGATTTCACCTCAATTGCAGGCTATGCTTCCTAAAAAACGAGGAGCGTTATTTTCACCATGTTATGAGGCTTTTGACGCTGCAATTAAGAGAGCGAAGATCGAGCTTCCTGATGGGCAATTAACTCATGTGCTACGTCACACGTTTGCCAGTCATTTTATGATGCGGGGAGGAAATATTCTTGTGTTGCAAAAAATACTGGGGCATAGCGATATAAAAATGACTATGCGTTATGCGCATTTTGCTCCAGGTCATTTAGAGGCTGCAGTTGAATTGAACCCTTTTGACAATAGAGGGTAA